CCATATCATGGGAAGACTTCCGGATTTTGGAGGATATAATGGATTCGTAAACAGATATTGTGCCGGGATGTCAGGAGCCAGCAATTTACGAGAACTTAATTACCGATTAAATAAGACTTGTTTCTTTCAAAGAGAAAAACACGATGTACTTAAAGATCTTCCCGCAAAAGTTCGACAGACAGTTATTTGTGAAATCTCGAACAGAAAGGAGTACATAGATGCTGAAGCTGACTTAGTGAGATATTTGAAAGAGTATAAACAAGCTTCAGATGAAAAGATTCAAAAGTCTATGAAGGGTGAGGTAATGGTCCGGATCAATGTTCTCAGGCAAATTTCAGCCCGTGGAAAAGTCGCTGAGGTAGTTGACTTTGTGAATGATATGTTAGAACAGGATGAAAAAGTAATCCTCTTTGTCAATCTTCATGAGGTAGGAAATGAACTCAGAAAGCATTTTCCAAAGGCCGTTGCAGTTACCGGATTAGATTCTAAAGAATCACGACAAGCTGCAGTTGATAGGTTCCAAACAGACCCTACCTGTACGTTGATTATTTGCTCGATCAAGGCCGCCGGGGTAGGTCTTACTTTAACAGCCTCCTCTAATGTTGCCTTTGTAGAATTCCCTTGGACGTATGCAGATTGTGAACAGTGTGAAGATAGGGCACACCGTATCGGACAACTCGACAGTGTAACCGCTTATTACTTTCTTGGAAAAAACACGATAGATGAAAAAATTTATCAAATCATTCAAAAGAAAAAAGACATGGCTTCAACCATTACAGGAAGTACCGAACAGGTCGAAGAAAGTGTAGTAGATTTAATTGCAAACTTATTTTAATAAATAACCATATGAAAAAGAAATTTTATTTCGAAGATGAAGATTCCGAAAATGCACATTCAGAAGAATTTTTTCAGGAGCAAATGAAAAGTGAGGGCATAACAGAAATCACAGTAATTGAAGCGCTACCGGTACCATTTTATAAGACTGATTTTATTTATTGCAAAATTTCTGATACATGTTACGAAAAAACAGTTTGCGGAAATAAATGTGAGGATTATGATCCTACAAAAGGAGTGAGAAGCAAATGTAGAAATCTTGGCAATTATTGCGAATTTGGTGAGGAGGTCATTTTAAAACTATGATAACTAAATCAAAAGTCGTAAAAACAAAACAATCCCTGGTTAAGGCTTTGGATATTCCTTTCTCTAAATTCATACGGTTACGGGATACTCCCGGCGGGGTTGGTAGGTGTATCTCTTGTCAAAAGGTAATAACATACAAAACGTGTGATTGTGGTCATTATATCAACAGAAAGCACATGACAACAAGGTATGATGAAAAGAACTGTAACGCTCAATGTTTAGCCTGTAATAGATTTGATGAAGGAAATATACAGGGATATCGTAAAGGACTCATTAAAAAGATTGGTGAATATGAAACTGATTTACTCGAAGTAAAAAAACATGGAACTTCCACCATGGGAGTATTTGAATTAGGGTTATTAATTAAACACTATAAAGCGAAAGTAAAAGAATATGAAAATTTGTAGTAGATGCCACGAACCGAAAGAAGATACAGAATTTAGAGTTCAGCGAACAGCATGTAAATCTTGTTTGGCTGATGAAAATTTAGCCTGGAGAATCAAGAATAAAGACAAGGTAAGTAAATTCAACGCTTCTCGATACAAAACGAATCACTCCGGAACACTTGATAAAATATCAAAGATTCCACCTAAAGTGATTAAAGAAGTAAAAGAGGTTAAAATAAAGATTCTTAAACCTGAACGCCCTAAATCAAAACGGGTAACAATGGTAAGAGTTCATTCAACTGAAAACCGAAATATAAAGCTGGTTCGGAATGATTGGGATAAACAGTTGCTAGGAATTAAGAGGCAGGTTAAAGAGTGGGAGGATCAACAAGTATGACACCAACACAAGTCGCAACAAGATTAAAGAAAATTCATAAGCGAAAATTCAGATCAGCGGAATTGAGTGAATACGCTCAGAAATTAGGATTAAAGACAACAAACGGAAAACTAGGAGGTAATCTTTGTTACGTCTGGGAAGAATCAGATATTGAAAAGTTAAACTATCTAATATTATGACAGCACTTGAAATTATTAAACAGATCGAATCAGATAATAAGTCCAGGGGGATAGAACCTCACCACGCTATTCTTGTAGAGATAGAAACTATCGCAGTAATGGGACAACAGTCTTTAGCTCTTGAAATAGTCAGAGCGGAACTTGTAGAGCTTTTGAAAGAGAAAAAGATTAAGATAGGTGATACTATCAATTCACAATACATTAAGATTTTATAGTTATGGCACGAACGAATAAAAAAGGATTAGATTATTTTCCAATGAATGTAGATTTTTTTGAAGATGATAAGATTCAGCTTATAGAATCGGAGTTCGGATGTAAAGGGTCAAATATAGCATTGAGACTATTATGCAAAATTTATAAAGTAGATTACTTTTATCAGTGGGGTAGTGATCAATGTCTATTGTTTGTAAAATCAATGGGTAATGGTGTTGTTCCAAATCTGGTAAATGAAGTTGTAAAAGGATTGGTTAAACGTGGATTCTTTGATGAAACTGTATTTAATTCGTTCGGTGTTTTAACTTCAAAAGGAATTCAAAATAGATACTTTGACGCAATAGCAAGATACAAAAAAGTAGATGTAATAAAAGAATATTTATTAATTGATGTGTCGAAAATGATTAATGTCAACATTAATTCAATAAATGTTGACATTAATTCAATAAATGTCAACACATGTACACATAATGAAAGTGAAAGTGAAAGTGATAATGTAAGTGAAAGTATTACATTAATCCCCACACACAAAATTTACTTTATCGATATTGAAAAAATAGAAGATTTTTTAATTAGTGATCAATTGTGGTGCGAGGTAATTTGTATGCAAAATCATATTACCATTATCCAACTCGAAACCTTTATAAAGTCTTTTATCGAACTTTTAAAATCCCGGGGCGAAACCGGAAAAACTCTCAATGATGCAAAGAGTCATTTTGCAAACTGGTTTAAATGCGAACAATCTAAAAAACAAAAAAATGGAAACAATCGGAGAAATTTGGAAACAACAAAATCCCATGCAAGTGAAACTTTGTGATCGGGAAAAGGTAGATCCTGTTTTAGTTTACCGGTATATGATCGAAATGATAAGAGATCAAGTAAGAAACCGGGGGCGGGAATTAATCTTAAATGAATTAAACAAAGATGTGATCGGTCAAATATCCCTATGGTATGCCAACAATGAAAAATATAAAGGAGATCTAAACAAAGGAATCATGCTCAGGGGGAGTGTTGGAACGGGTAAGACTATGATTGTTAAAGCACTTATTAAAACAATTCTTCACGGAGAAAAGATTCATGCTGCATTCATTCATGCAACTGAACTTCAGGATTTATACATGAATCAAAAGGAGAATGAAATACTAAGATTCAAAATTCTAAAGTATGCGATTATTGACGATGTCGGTGTCGAAATGGTCGAGGCGAAGAGTTGGGGGAATACCCGGGAGCCTTTCAATGACTTATTTGATTACCGATACAGAGAGAAAAAAACAACAATCATAACTACTAATCTAATGCCGTCTGATATTGAGACGCAATACGGAACACGAATAAGAGATAGGTTTCGGGAAAGCTTCAATGATCTTTTGTTGGACGGTGAATCACTAAGAAAATAATGGGAAATCTAAAAGACTATACAGCAAATTTTATAACAGCGATTAAAGGAGCCAACGAACCTGAAATCATGGGTGGATTAAAATCACTCAGGATAAATCACAACACAATTATTCAGGTACCGGCGGAAAAATGCACCGAAGCATACAGACAGGAATACATAGAAAGAATGAAATCAAAACAATACTAAAAATGAAAACAATCAAGTTACTATTTCTAATTATTGCATTTGCTTTTTCAAGTTGTGCAACAAACGGACTTCATAGTCGTAAATACCTTTATCACCCACATTCGAAAGTTCATAACGTGAATTCAAACGGACTTTATGGACACTCAACGAAGATTTGAAAACCAAGTACAAAGGGATTGTGACAAGGTAGATGAAAGAAGGGTTAACTTACTCCTGATTTCATTTGCAATCTTCTTTCTTGGATGCCTGATTTACTCATTCTTATTTTAAACCTCAAATTTAAACGCAAATGAAACAAAACATACCAACATACCCCACTTAGGGGAAAAATAGCACCCGGGGGAGAAAAACAGCACAAGAGTGTATATAGAGAGTAACCCGACACCTTCAACAGTAAAACGTATGAGGGATTTTTTATATCAAAAATAAATGAAAATTATTTTAAATTAATCATGATTTTTAAACTTTGTTTGTATTAACCATCAAATTAATACATTAACTAAATTAAAGCATTAATGAAGTATTAAGCAAGCATTAAGCATGTATTAAAACGGTGATATTAGGAAGATTTATTATTTGTTTATATAAAATAAGCTTTCTAAATTTGTAGCAAATTGTATAATAATCAAACAAATAAATACAATGTGTGCAGCACCAAAAGGACATAAGATGTGGGGAAACCCTTGTAATCAGAAAGCATACACTCCTGAACTATTTTGGAAGTGTGCCTGTAATTATTTTGAATGGTCTGATAACAATCCACTCCGTAAGGTTGAACAATCCAAACAACCTCAAAAACTACCTACCAACTTTGATAAGAAATTGCATGGAAGTATTAAAAACTTCTTAAAACAAACAATTGATTTACCTTTCACAAGAGCGTATTCGATTGAAGCGTTATGTAATCATTTAGATATCAGTGTACAAACATTTTTAAACTACGAGTCAAAAACTGGCTACGAAACATATTTTGATGTGTGCTTACGTGTTAGACAAATCATTAGTGCTCAACATTTCGAGGGTGGTATGGCAAATATCTTTAACTCGAATATGGCAATGAGAAAACTTGGTTTAGCAGACAAGCAAGAACTAACCGGCAAAGATGGAAAAGACCTGGTTACAACTATGACTTTCATAACTGACAATTCGGCAAAGCAAACATTTGCATCAAATGAGCGAGACGTCGACTAAACCGCCTCTCTTCTTTGAGAATAAAGATTCTAAAGAAAGAACAAATATTAACCAGGGCGGGACGAGTAGCGGAAAGACTTACACGATCATGGACCTACTCTTCTGTATTGGAATGGAAGAGGAAGAACAGGTTATAACAGTTGTAGGTCAGGATATACCGAATTTAAAAAAAGGAGCTTATAGAGATGCTAAAAAGATATGGAGCGATTCAAAAGTTTATCAACAATGGTACGGAAAACCGAATGAAACGGAACGAATCTTTACGTGTTTAAATGGATCTATCATTGAATTTAATTCATATCAGGACGAACAGGATGCAAAGAGTGGTAAAAGAGATTATCTATTTGTAAACGAGGCAAACGGTATTAGTTATCAAATATATTGGCAACTAGCCACCCGTACAAAGAAAAAGATATTTATTGATTATAATCCTACATTTCGTTTTTGGGCTCATGATATCGCAAGCGAAATAAATACGAAAGTTATCATATCAGATCACAGACACAATCCTTATCTAACACGGGAGCAACACGAACGAATAGAAGGTATTCAGGATAAAGAGTTATTCAAAGTTTATGCTCGAGGCTTAACCGGAAAGATAGAAGGTCTTGTTTATACCAATTGGTCACTGGTTGATGAAATGCCAAAGGATTACAAGAAGAGATTTACAGGGATTGACTTTGGATTCACCAATGATCCTACTGCCATAATTGATGTCAGACTTTCGGGCGGTGAACTTTGGTTAGATGAATACGAATACCGTACCGGAATGCTGAATTCAGATATTGCGAAAACTATTAAGGAGTTTGGAATAGAAAGAGTTGAAACCATTGCAGACTCAGCAGAACCAAAATCAATTGCAGAATTAAAGACACACGGAATAAGAATCGAAGGGGCTGTAAAAGGAGCGGATAGTATTAAAAACGGGATTGATATTCTAAAGCGATATCACTTGAACGTAACTAAGAGATCAAAGAATATCCGTAAAGAATTGCTTTCTTATAAATGGAAAGTTGACAGAGACGGTAACTTAACGAACGAACCGATAAATAACTTTAATCACTCATTAGATCCAGTTCGTTACGTTGCATTAAACAAATTAAATAATAAACCTATTGCCAAAGGCATTAGAAAAATATCCTACTAACATGATCCAGGAATTAAAAACACTTATCGAAAGTATTGAGGACGGTAATACCCTTTCACCTCTTTATCCTGTTGAGTATGAAGAAAACAAAATGATGAACTTAAAGGCAGACGAAAAGAGTTTAGACGCTCGATTTGCCTACATCGAGGAGTTTGTACAAGGATCATATACGCGTGAAAAATTCGTATTTCAAAAGATCACACAGGTACAGATTTACTTTTGCCGGTTCGCTGAATTTCAAAACTCTGCAATGGATCGGGAAAACTTAAGGAATCAGATTGAAAGCGAAATAGTAAGGCCGTTCATGAACGCTTATAACGATTCAGGAATATTTGACCGTGTTGATAACTTCAAGTTCTATACACCTCTTCCACGGTTCGACGCAAACGAAGTTAGTATCATGCTTCAATTCGATTGTAAACAAAATATATGCTAATAGCTCTGAGCGGGCTTTGTAAAACTCAAATAAAAACTATGGACTTTGGAGAAGCAATTAAAGCCTTGAAACAAGGTAGAATGGTGGCTCGTATGGGCTGGAACGGTAAAGGGATGTTTATATTTATGCGTCCTGCTGATGAATTACATATTGATTTTGTAGTTGACAAAGTGAAGTCATTACCACAAAGTGTAAAAGACTTTTATAATCAGGATCGTTTAGATCAGGATGGAAATCAATTGATTCAAGATGAAAATCAAGTAGTTAAATTCACTTCATATATTTGTATGAAAGCATTTGACGGCTCAATTGTAAATGGATGGTTAGCATCTCAAACAGACATTCTTTCTGAAGATTGGTGCGTTCTTGATTAATCATAAAGAAAGCAAAAAGAAACTTAGTAGCTGCTGAAATGAGAAAGTCTCAGCAGCTACTACCAAACAAAAGAAAGCAAACAACGAATTTTAATATCAAATAGTCAAAAATGAGATGGTACCCGAAACTAAACATACCCCCACCCGCTAAAAAATTAACTCATATCAACGTCAAAGCAGGTGATATGAACTTTGGACAGCGTATTGAATTGGGTAAAATTGCGGCTATGGATTGTTCGGAGCTTGAAAAGTTTGAAAAAGTATTCATTTGCCTGCATAAATTTAAACCAACTTTGAAAGAGTGTTCAGATCTATTAGATTATTTTACTGAAATCATTGAGGGTTTAAAGTTTTGGATTGATCAGG